GTGATACTGATGCTGATAAACCTGTATTAGAAAAAATACATAAGGATGAAAAAGATATGGTGATATTTAGCGTAGAAGAATTACTAAGATGTTTACCTAAAGATTTTATGCAAGCAAAAGTATTGCTATCTAAATTAGATAAGTCAGTTAATTTCCAAAAGGTAAATTATGTCTAAGTGGCATGGTGGTAAAGGTAGTAAACGTAGACCTGAAGATAAGAAAAAGATTGATGCTAATTGGGAAAAGATATTTAAGAAGGAGAAGAAGGATGCCAATAAAACTAAAACCAAGTGTAAAGATTAAAAACAAACAAACAGGGAAGATGGAAACTGAACATTTCTATCTTAAATGTATGTCAACCAAGGAGATTCAAGAATATATAGAATCTTCATATGCTAAACCTAAAATTGTGCAGAAATGCAGAAATGAATTAATAAGGAGAGAAAAATGAATTATGAATATCACGAATTAGCAAACTTATTTCCATTAATGGATGAAAGTCAATATAGCGATTTAGTTGCTGATATAAAAGAAAATGGATTAGTGGAATCTATTGTATTGCATGAAGGCAAGATTCTTGATGGCAGGAATAGATACAATGCTTGTAATGATGCAGGTGTAGAACCTAACTTTGTAGAATATGAAGGTGAAGATGCTTTATCTTATGTTATTTCTTTAAACCTAAATCGCAGGCACTTAAATGAAAGTCAAAGGGCTATGATTGGTGCTAGATTAGCTAATATGAAAGGCAGAAGAAAAGTGGATGAATTCAGCCACTTTAGCAATAAGGATGCATCTGAAAAATTAAATGTTGGTATTGATAGTGTTAAGAAAGCAAAAAAAGTACAAAAAGAAGGCATAGAAGATTTACAAAAATCTGTCGAAGCTGGAAAGGTATCTGTTAGTGCTGCTTCTGATATTGCAACTTTAGATAAAGCAGAACAAGAGGTTGTTGTTGCTAAAGGTGAAGATGAAATATTGAAAATGGCTACTAAGATTAGAAAAGAAAGAAGTGCTGAATCAAGAGAGCAAAAGGCGAAAATGCGAATGGAGGCATTGGCTATTAAACCACCTGAAGGGAAATACAGAACAATTGTAATTGACCCACCTTGGGATATGGAAAGAATACAAATGGAAAATAGAACTTTTGATAAAGAATCTTTTGATTATCCAACAATGTCATTAGATGAAATAAAAGATTTCAAATTACCTGCACATGAAGAATGTCATTTATGGTTATGGACTACACAAAAATATTTAAGACCTAGCTTTGATTTGCTTGATGCTTGGGATTTTACATATCTTGCAACTTTTGTATGGCATAAGAATGGTGGATTTCAACCAGTAGGATTACCACAATTTAATTGTGAATTTGTTTTATTAGCTAGAAAGGGTGGTCAACCATTTATAGAAACCAAACAATTCTTTACTTGTTTTAATGCACCAAGAAGGGAACATAGTAGAAAGCCTGATGAGTTCTATGACGTTGTTAAAAGAGTTTGTCCTGAACCAAGAATAGATATATTTTCTAGAGAAGATAGGGATGGTTATGATGTTTGGGGATTAGAAGCTGGTATGTTTGATGATGGATAATTTTAAACAGAATAAAAGCTGGGAAGAACAACAACAAACTTATGTTCTTCCTTATTTTGAGAAAGAATTAAATTGTCAAATACAATTAGCAAGTTTTGATGATGATGTTGAAAATGCAACTGATTTGATTATTACTTATGGATTACAAAAATTTAAATGTGGTTTAAGAATAAGAGATATTAAATATCTTAATTACAATGACATAACAATTAGGTCAAGAAGCAAGTATGGAAGTTCTACAGAAATAGATAAATTAAAAAATACAGATAGAATAATTTATTGTGTAGTAAATCCATTGGGTAGGGTGGTGTTAAAATATGCAATACTCGATGCAGTGGCTACACATAGTCTCCTAAAGAATCAACCACTTTTAACAGAGATACAAAATAAAAACGCTGGTACTTGGTTTAAAACCATACCAATGAATATTGCAAGAAGTAATAATTTAATAACTAAAGAACATGGATATGTATAAGGAGAAGTAAATGAGTGACCAAGTAAACCATCCACCACATTACAATAAGGGTGGATTAGAATGTATTGACTACATCAAACAACAATTAGGCAGAGAATTTCCTGCTTATCTTGAGGGTAATGCAATTAAATACTTGCACCGCCATAAATACAAAGATGCCAATATACAAGACTTACAGAAGTCTGTTTGGTATATTAATAAGTTAATAGAACATTACGAGAACTTATGAAGATAGATAAACAAAAATTAGAACAGAAGATTAAGGAAGGCAAATCATCACATGATATTGCTATGACTTATGATGTGCATCCATCTACTATCAGAAGGAAAGCTAAAGAACTAGGGCTCAAATTTCAAACACAATCACACTGGAGAAAGGGATGAAAGTTTCTGTGAAAGATAATATTAAAGATGTGACCAAGTGGACAACTAACGTACAAAAGAAACAAGTTCCATTTGCAACTGCTATGGCTATCAATAAGACATTGGGTATTGGTAAAGGTAATCGTATGAGAGGATTGGATAGAGAGATGCAGAAACAAATGATACAAAAACTAGATAGACCTATGGCTAGAACTACTAAGGCTTTTTATAGGATAGCTGCAAGAAAAACCAGTCTTACTGGTACATTAGGTTTTACTGAATGGGCAAACAAGTTTATGCAGTATCTAGTACATGGTGGTGTTAGGTCAGGCGAATCATCTAAGGTTGGTGTGCCTTATGTTCCTAATGCTAAGTTAAATAAATTTGGTAATATCGCTGGAAGAAAGAGTGGTCTGATTAAAAAACAATCACAATTCATTGGCAATATAAAAAGTATTGATGGTGTTTGGGAAAGACAAAAAGATAGGTCAGTTAAGCTAATGGTGGCATTTAAAAACAGTGTAACTTATAACGCTATGTTTCCTTTTTACAAGATAGCTGAGAAATATAGCAAGGCTAGGTTTGATAAGAACTTTGCTGAAGAATTTACTAAAGCACTAAGGAATGCCAAATGATAGGTTCTTCTACAGCATTCGACGTGGGTTATTCGCGACCACAGTTTTTTTCTAGCGACAGTCCAAATCTAATAGGGTAATAAACGCACTGTATGGCTACACAAAGAGAAGTTGCAGACCATTTGGATTTATCAGTCAAAAGAGTCTCAGAACTCATTAGAGATGGTATCTTTCCCTCAAAACAGGGTAGAAGTCCTCTAAATATGGATGTTTGCAGAGTTGCATACATTTCTTACCTTAGAAAACTGGGTGGTTATCATAAAAGAAGTGGTACTGGTGATATTGCAGAAGAAAAAACCAAACTAACTGCAGCTCAAGCTAGAAAAGCAGAGTTAGAAGTAGAAGAATTAGAAGGCAACCTAATACCAGCACAATTAGTTGAAGATACTTGGGTTGATTATGTAGCTAATGCAAGAGCAAAGCTATTAGGACTACCTTCAAGAGTTGCACATCAGGTTATTACTGTAGATAAGTATGCTGAAGCAGAATTAATTATAAAAGAACAAGTGCATGAAGCACTAAACGAGTTAGCTCAAAATGGAATACCTCAAAAATATAGAAAAGGTGATACAGGAGACGAATCAGACATGGACTCCACCACCCAATCTGAAGATTAGCGACTGGTCAGATAACTACAGACGATTATCTCCTGAATCTTCAGCAGAAGCAGGAGCATGGCGAACTGATAGAGCACCTTATCAAAGAGAAATAATGGATTCTTTCAATGACCCTGATATTCAAAGAATAGTATTTATGAAGTCTGCCCAGGTTGGAGCTACTGAGATTCTTTTAAATGTCATTGGTTACTACATAGACCAAGACCCTGCTCCAATGTTAATCATGCAACCAACTTTACAAATGGCTCAAGCATTTAGTAAAGATAGGCTTGCTACTATGATTAGAGATTCTGAAAAGATAAGAGATTGTGTTAAAGACCCAAGAAGTCGTGATTCAGGAAATACAGTTTTATCTAAGAAATTTGCAGGTGGTAATTTAAACATTGTTGGTTCTAATTCTGCATCAGGGCTCGCCTCACGACCAATAAGAATTGTCTTAGCTGACGAGGTTGACAGATATGAGCAATCAGCAGGAGCAGAAGGTGACCCAATATCTCTTGCAACCAAAAGAACAACTACTTTTTGGAATAAAAAGATTTATATGTGTTCTACTCCTACAATCAAAGGACTATCAAGAATAGAAACTGCTTTTGAAGAATCAGATAAACGCTATTACCATGTTCCTTGTCCTGAATGTAATGAGAGCCAAGTTTTAAAATGGAAGAATGTAGTTTGGGATGAAAATAAACCTGAAACAGCTTCTTATGCTTGCGAACATTGTGGTTCAGTTATAGATGAATCTAAAAAACAATGGATGTTAAAACATGGTGAATGGATTGCATCAGCACCTAAATCAAATACAGCGGGATTTCATATATCAGAACTATATTCAGTTTGGTCTACTTGGGCTGATATGGCAAAAGCATTTTTAGAAGCTAAAAAGAATCCTGAGATGTTAAAGACTTGGATAAATACCAGTTTAGGTCAAAGTTGGGAGGAGCAGTCTGAAGGTGTTGAATATGAAACACTGCTAGAACGTAGATTAAATTATGATTATACAACTATACCTGAAGATGTATTAGTTTTAACTGCTGGTGTTGATACACAAAAAGACAGATTAGAATTACAACTTGTTGGTTGGGGTAAAAACTATGAAGCATGGGTCTGTGATTACAAGATATTTTGGGGTGACCCAAATGCTCAAAATGTTTGGTCAGATTTAGATGCTTACCTAAAGAAAAGATTTAAAACTGAATCAGAAAGATTGATACCTATATCATGTTGCACAATTGACTCAGGTGGTCATCATACCAATATGGTTTATCAATTTACTAAACCACGACAAGCTAGAAGAATATTTGCAATCAAAGGTTTATCTCAAGCTGGTAAACCAATAGCTAATAGACCTACATTTGTTGGAAAGAATAAAGCTGTTCTTTATGGTGTTGGTTCTGATAGTGCTAAAGAAGCTATCTTTGCTAGATTATCTGCTGAACCTGAAAATACTACTTTACATTTCTGCTCAGACTTAGATGAAGAATACTTTAAGCAACTTACAGCAGAAAAAAGAATCACAAAGTTTGTTAGAGGTAGGAAATCTCTAGTTTGGAAACAAGTTAGACCAAGAAACGAAGCATTAGATACATTAGTCTATAACTTTGCTGCTATTTATATCTTAAATCCTAACTATGATTCTATTGAAAACAAGATACTTACAAGAGAGTCAAAACCTAAAGAAAAACCTAAAAATAGACCTCAAAGAGGTATAAATAGAGGAAATTTCGCTACTTCTTGGAAATAATTGCACTTTTTTTACTTATTTAGCAAATAATTGTTGATATAAATATATAAATATATATAATAGGTAGTATGTTAAACAAAAAGGAGTCAAACATGAAACATTTAATAACACAATTAGAAAAAGCATTTGAAAAATGTGATGCTTATTATTTAGAACAAATACCATCACAAGTTGAGGAAATGGTAAATACATGGAGTGATATTAAGAAAAAATATTATGAAACTCATGACAGGTCTGAGTGGAAATATTTAACTTGTCCTTATGGTGCTGTTTTTCAAAAGAAAGCATATTATTATAATTTAAAAGACCATATTAAATTAGATATCAAGGAAACAAAGAGAAAGCATGAAAATAGAAATGCAAAAATTGCAGGTAAATTAGAAAAAGCTGGTATAACTAATATTGATGCAATTAACTTTGAAGTTGAATATGGTAATGACTTTGTAGGTTCATGGATTATTGATGGACATAAAGTTACTATCAAAGTTATATTCGCAGGTGGATATAACATCCAGTGTTTACATAACAGAGTTCTTTGTAATGTAAAAAAAGCAGCATAATCCCACTAAAATCACAAAAGGCTCTTAATTGAGCCTTTTTTATTTTTTCCCTTTTTAATATTGACAAGAGCCTAATGCACATTAGTGTTAGATGTAGATATATCTAAAACATTTATGAGGTTTTTGCTTGAGCAACAAATTTGATTCAACAAATTATCCATCCCAAGTTCCTACTGAACTTCAGTTGGGAGATTATTGGGCATGGAAAAGAGAAGATTTAGCTAACGATTATCCAGTAGCAGATTATTCATTATCTTATGAATTTAATCTTGTAGATGGAAGCACTGCTTCTAACTTTACATTAACTGCAACTGAGTCAGGTGACACTTACTTAATCGAAGCTAGTAATACATCTTCTTACAATAAAGGTAATTACAATTGGGTATCTTACATAACTAGAAGTTCTGATTCTGCAAGAGTCAAACTAGAAGAAGGTTTTGTAGAAGTCCAAGATAATTATGCAACTACAACTGCTTCAGTTAGAAGTCATGCAAAGATTGTTTTAGATAGTATCGAAGCAGTTATTGAGAACAGAGCAAATATTGACCAATCATCTATGTCTATAGCTGGTAGGTCTTTATCAAGAATGTCTATAGACGAACTATTAACTTTTAGAGATAGATACAAGGCTGAATATCTTAAAGAAGTTAAAATACAAAGAATTAAAAATAAACGTGGGTCAGGAAACACTATCAAAGTTAATTTTGGTAAAGTTGCTGGTTCAACTCCTAAGAGTTACACATAATGGCATGGTATAACAGAATATTAGGTATTAACGAACCTAAGAAAAAGAAAAGACAAGCATATAGAAGAAGCTATACAGGAGCTAACACTGGCAGATTGTTTGCAGATTTTGTTACCACATCTACAAGTGCTGATGCTGAAATAAAAGATAACATAAGAATTTTAAGAGATAGAGCAAGAGAGTTAGCAAGAAACGATAGCTATATTGCAAGATACTTAAACCTGATGGTATCTAATGTTATCGGTAAGCATGGCATAAGAGTTAGCTCTAAGGCTAGGA